AATCGAAGAACAATAAGACTACGCAGACGGGCGAGGCTCTTAATACGGTAATCAACTGGAAGAACACCACGAACAACGCCTATGACGGAGAGAAGTTGCACTTGTTGTATCTTGACGAGGCTGGCAAGTGGGAGAAGCCTACGGACATCAGAGATGCCTGGAGGATTCAGCGGACCTGCCTAATCGTTGGTAGAAAAATTGTAGGTAAGGCCTTGGTGGGGAGTACTGTAAACCCCATGGACAAGGGAGGTAAAGAGTATAAGGATCTATGGAATGATTCAAATGCTAACGAGAGAAATGCAAACGGCAGGACTAGGAGTGGACTTTACCGACTCTTTATTCCAGCTCAGGAATCTCTCGAAGGTTTTTTTGACAAGCACGGACGTCCAGTCATTGAAAATCCTAGTTCTGATGTGTCTGGTATTGATGGTGATATCATCAATCAGGGATCAAAACAATACCTGAAAAACGAAAGGGATAGCTTAAAGAGTGATCCCTCTGAGCTTAATGAGGTTGTTCGTCAGTTCCCTTTTACTGAAGATGAAGCCTTCAGGGACAGCATTGATGGTAGCTTATTTAATGTAGGTCAGATATACGAACAGGTTCAATACAACGATGAGTTGTTCCCTAACCCTGTCGTTATAGGTAATTTTGTTTGGAAGGGTGGGGTTCAAGATACTGAAGTAGTATTTCAGCCTGACCCTACTGGCAGGTTTCGCGTAGCCTGGATGCCTCCAGTGGAGATGCGGAATCAAAAGAAGTTCGATAAGAACAAACGTATTGCACCCAATGCAGAGCTGGGGGTAGGCGGGGTTGACTCTTACGACCTTGACGCCACCGTCGATGGACGGGGGTCTAAGGGAGCGCTACACCTATACAACAAGTTTCACATGGAGCACCCTGCTAACATGTTTGTTGTGGAGTATGCGGCCCGCCCGCCTTTGGCTAAAATATTCTATGAGGACTGCCTGATGGCTGCTGTTTTCTATGGGTACCCAATCTTAATTGAGAACAACAAGTACGGCATTGCAAGACACTTTGAATCAAGAGGTTATGATGGATACTTGATGGATAGACCCAAGCATCTCATGAGCACTAGCTCAAAGGTGAACGTCAAGACTAAGGGTATACCTTCAAACTCTCAAGATGTCATACAGGCTCATGCTCACGCCATTGAGGCTTACATCCACAATCATGTTGGAATAAACAGGGATACTGGTGAGTATGGTATGATGTATTTCAATAGAACTTTAGAAGATTGGATTGGATTTAAGATCAATGACCGAACCAAGTTTGACCTTACCATTAGTTCTGGCTTGTGCCTTTTGGCAGCACAAAAAGTAAAAGCCAAAAAGAAAGAGTCTAGCTTCGATGAGAAGCGTTTTTTCCGTCGATATAAGGTACAGTAAGGATTTCCTATATTTGCAGTAAATCAGCTTTAAATGTATCAAAAAGAAAGCTCGAAGTCGGGTTTCCCCAATCCTCTTGTCAGTGCTGTAGAGAAGCTGGATAAGAAGTATGGGTTGCAGTATGCGAAAGCCATTGAGGGTCAGTGGGGGAAAATGACCGACAAGAGTTCTCTTTATGGTAGCAGGAACGAGATCTTCAATAGGAATAGGCATTACGCCAACGGTACTCAGGATACTACTATTTATAAAAAGCTTCTGACTTCCCTCAACCCTAATGATGGTGAGGGTAGTTTGTTGAATCTGGATTACACACCAGTTCCAGTCCTCCCGAAGTTTGTCCGTATCGTAGTAAACAAGATCTTGTCTAGGGATCCTTACCCTAACCTGGAAGCTGTTGACCCTTTGTCTTCTTCTGAAAAGAATAAGCAGAAGCAAAGACTTCGGACTCAAGTCGCCATCAAGAAAGATCTCCAGGAGCTGAAAGATCAAACTGGTGGACTTGTCTTGGATGTCGATCCAGACCAGCTCCCTGATTCTTTGGAGGAGGCTGATATCTTCTTGGACACCAACGTAAAGACTGATGCTGAGGTGGCGGCTCAGGTGGCTACCAATATGACTCTGTCATGGAACAACTTCAATGACGGGACGTACAGGCGCTGCGTCAATGATCTGGCAGCCCTGGGGATGGCCGTTGTCAAAAGAAGCAATGACCCCAACTACGGCATCAAGACTGAATACGTTGACCCAGCCATGTTTGTTCATGGGTATACTGAGGATCCATTTTTTGAGGACTTGGTGTATGCGGGGCACATCAAAGAGATGACTGTCAGTGAGTTGAAGAGACTTGCTGGCAATGAGCTTTCTGATGACGACCTGAAGAAGGTTCTCAAAGTTGCGTCAAAGAAGTCTGACAAGTACTCCCCTTACAACGACTACAGGAACTACAACTCAAAGCAAGACTACAGCGAATATATCGTTCAGGTCATGGACTTTGAGTTCATCTCTGTGGATTGCATGCACTTTGAGGAGAAGGAAAACAGGCATGGGAATACAGGCTTTTACTATGAAGGCTTTGAGTACAGGGAACGTCAGGGGTCTGTGTATGAGCGCACTCCCCACAAGATGGAGATGGAGATGTTGTACGGTGGTACTTACATCTTGGGGACCAATCATGTAATCAACTACGGGAAGGTTGCCAATGTTCCTAAGAACATCCACGACCTGTCTAAGTGCCGCTTATCCTACTCCCCTGTTGCCACCAACTTGATGGACAACATGCCTAAGTCTATGGTTGACAGCTGTGTGGGCTTTGCAGACATGTTGCAGATCACACACTTGAAGCTTCAGCAAGCCATTGCCAAGGCTAAGCCTGACGGATTGATCATCGACATAGAAGGTCTGGAGAATGTACAGCTCGGCAAGGGTGGTGAGTTACAACCGTTGGAGCTTCACGACATCTACGAGCAGACTGGTGTATTCTACTACAGGAGCAAGAACCCAGAGGGTGGATTCCAGAACCCTCCAGTAAGAGAGATCGGGAATAGCATCCGCAACATCAATGAGCTGATTGCTTTGTACAATCACTACCTGCGTCTGATTAGAGACACCACGGGCATCAACGAGGCTATGGATGCCAGCTCTCCCAAGGGTGATGCTTTGGTGGGGGTTCGTCAGCAAGCTATCGCAGCGGGTAACAATGCCATCTACGACATTACGAATGCCTCTTTGGTTCTGTTCAAGAAAGTTTGTGAGGACATCGTCAAGTGCATTCAGATCATCCCTGAGGAGTCTGTTCTTATGAAGGTTTATCAGAATGCCATCGGTGACACCAATATGAAAGTCCTTTCTTCTTTCAGCGACCTCCCCATGTACAACTTTGGTGTGCAGGTGCAGAAAGAGATGGAGGATGAGGAAAAAGCATATCTGGAGCAAAACATCCAGGTAGCTCTGGCTCAGAAAGAAATCGACCTGGAGGATGCTATTGCTGTTAGAGACTTGAAGGACATCAATCAAGCCGAGCGGCTTTTGATTGTACGCAGAAAGAAGCGTATGAAGCAGCAGCAAGAGATTGCAATGCAGAACTCTCAGATGGCGGCTCAGCAAGCTCAGCAATCGGCTGTTGTCTCTTCGCAGGCCAGACAGCAAGAGCTTCAGGTAGAGTCTCAGCTTAAGAATCAAGAGATGCAGCTTAAGGCTCAGCTCGAAGCTCAGCTTGAGGGGGTCAAGCATCAATACAGAAAAGAGATTGAATTGATTAGAGCTCAAGCTACTCTCGGATTTAAGACCGATGATCAAGAGTTCAAGGAGAAGATAGAGATCTTGAAAGAGGACCGTAAAGATGACAGAGTAGATAAGCAAGCTGCCAAGCAGTCTAAGCTCATCTCACAGAGGAAAGGTGAGCGTGGTGAGCTTCAAGAGTCTCAATCGTCATTCAACATTGATGAAATCCTACAGTAATGGCTAGTAAACTAAACTTAGACGTATCGGAAAAGCTGGACATCACCTGCAAGAAAGGTGATACATTCAACCTTGGCTTGTTGCTGAAGGATTCTGCTGGAACGGCGTTAACTCTTAGCACTTCTAACTATGAGTTTTTGATGCAGGTTAGAGGCAGAAGGTTAGGATCGAGCCGTGAGCGTCCACTTATTATTGGAACCGCCTCTAAGGGTAAGTCAGCTGTAACCAACGATGGAGCCAACAATTTCAGTGTCACCATTGATGACAGTGGCAACGCCACCTTCTCTGCTTCAGACACCATCATGGCTAGGATTGCTCCTGGGAGATATGTGTATGACATCCAGCAAATAGTTGGTGATGTCTCTACAACTATACTTGAAGGAAGATTTATCGTCAACGAGGACATCTCTAACCTCGACGTTTAATGTCTGTAACAGTAAACACAACGGCAGGCACTTCTGTAACGGTTAGTGTTTCTGGATCAACTCAAGCTTCGTTTAGCACGCAGTCTAAGAGTGTATCGGTAACCTCCCCTGCTTTATCTTCTATATCCGTCCTTAGCAAAGTACCTATTATATTTGTATTGTGAGTAAAGAAGGTATGAGAAACAGGATCAAGCGCATGCTGAAAAAGCATGGGCTAGCTGGTGTCAACAAACCAAAGCGTACACCCAGCCATCCTAAAAAGTCACATATCGTCCTTGCCAAAGAAGGAGACAGGGTAAAGCTTATCCGCTACGGCCAACAAGGTGCCAAAACAGCAGGAAAGCCTAAGAAGGGGGAGAGCGATCGCATGAAAAAGAAAAGAGCTAGCTTTAAGGCTAGACATAAAAAAAATATAGCCAAGGGCAAGATGAGCGCAGCTTTCTGGGCCAATAAAACTAAGTGGTAATGAAGACCATCAAGGCAAAAAAGGGGGCTAAGTTCTCCATCACCAACAAGACCATGTCGATAGATCCGCCGAAAGGCTTTCACTGGATGGAAGAGGGTGGCAGGTACTATTTGATGAAAGGTGACTACGCCCCTCATCCTGGCGCTGTGAAGAAAGCGAAGTTTAAAATGGCTGACCATCCAAAGAAAAAGTAATGGCGAAGTCTCCAGCACAACAAGCCGCTATTGCTATCGCCATGAAGAAAGCGGGCAAGAAGCCTAAGTCTGCGAAGAAAGGGATGAAGTTCAACCCTAAATACACTCGTGGCAGTGCTGACGTAGCTAAGAGGAAAAGACTCATGCAGGAAATTGCTGACATCTACAAAAAGCATAGAGGCACAAAAGCTAAAAGAAAAAAGAAAGGATTCCCACCTGCCGTTGCAGCTCGATTGAAAAGGCTTATGGCGCAAAGAGATAAGATATGAAAGTGATGAAGAAAGGCGGCATGGCTGGTTTGGATGCTGCACAAAAACAAGTCTATCGCAGAGGCCTTGCCGCTTACATGAGCTCAGGCAACAGACCTAAGGTTTCTCAGCACGCATGGGCTATGGCTAGAGTGAAGTCGGCCTTTGGAAGACGTGAAGCGGCAAAGATTAGAGCTGGTAAAGGCAAGAAGAAGAAGAAATAAATAATACCTATATTTGCGGAATAACAACTAATACAAATGGCTACAACAACTGCAACTATTACATTGTC